CATTAGGAATGATAATAGAATAGACAATCTAAGGCATGCAACAAGAGCGCAAAATAGCCAAAACATGAGAATGTTTAAAAGCAATACATCTGGCGTAAAGGGAGTTGATTGGCAAAAAGGCTCACAAAAATGGAGAGTTAGGCTGCAAGTAAATCATAATAGAATTGATATTGGAAGTTTTGATTGTTTGGAATTAGCTGAGCTGGTGGCAAATGAAGCCAGGGCAAAGTATCATAAAGAATTTGCTAGGGATAAATAATGACTCGTTGGCACAGCTGGGGCAAGTATGCAATAGTAAACTTTAGCCCGGCAAAGATGGATGACGCAACCGTGGCAAGAAGTAAAGGTGGCTATGCAATATCGAAGGCCATCTCGCAAGGTGCCACTATTTACTCAGTTTGGTTACTGCCCTCGGCTCACTTGGGCAATTATAAAAATGTGGATGACGCGAAAGAGAAAGTTGCCCAGCATTTGAATGAAAGCAAGCAATAAAAATTATCTCGCGCCCTTCGCCTATATTTTACTTTTCCTAAAAATGGCCAAAACTTTACAATCCAGCAGCCAAAACTTTACAATCGCGGCAAAAAATAAACTTAACGCGAGGCGTTATAAAACTTGCTTGCGTATGGTGCATTATAATCGTTTTAAATTGTTGGTTGATACTAAGTGTTAAGTTAAGCAATAAAACGCGCCTATGGGCTTTAAAATAGCCTTGCCGAGTGTTTCATGTGATAATTAGCTAGTGCATAAACGATAGGCAACAAAAAAGCCCTATAAAACGGGCTTAATTGTGATTATGGTATTAATCTAGCCTTGAAGCTATTTGGTTTTAATGTTTTATCCATGAAATAACCCCGGGCGCAATATATTGGGGCCAATTCTTTTATCCAATGCTCGGCCCTTTCCCTGCTATGGCAAATCGCATGCACGGCTAAGGGGTTTTTCTTTTCTACGATGTAATAGTGCATGCTAAATCCCTTTAACGTATTTTAATTCTTCGGCTAATTCTTCATTGGTCATATGCTCAAAGCCCTTAAAGCCATAAACTAGCAAATCATGCAGCATGCCATCGTTTACGGCGCTATCGTTATAGCAAAGGTCTAGGTTTAGCTTTATTAGCTTTTCGATTGTCTTTTCGCGTCTAGTCATAATTAAGCCCTTTCGCCGTCAATAGTGAATTCATAATCGTTGATAATAATTGCTTCGTCTATATATTCGTCTGATTCCTGAAAGCGCAAATCGTCACGCCATGATTGAAAGCCCAGCGAAATAGCATAGTTAAATGAATCTAGCGCGCCGCGCTCTTTAAATGCACCAATAAAGGCCGTTTGCATCATTTCGCCAATGCAATACCCATCAGATAATTGCATTTTCTCGGCTTGCCTATAAGTTAAGCCCCGGAATGTATCATTTGACGCGTCTGTTACATAATCAAAACGGCCCGAATCAATGTCAAAGTCTTTTAATTTAACGTGTAATGAATTGCAAAAATGCTCAATACTTTGACGGCTTTCATCTAGCCAATCATATTGGCCTTCACGGAACCAAGAGCGCGCATTATTCTTCGCATCGTCTGATAATTCTTCGAATGTGTATATGTCAATCGTTTGCTGTCTCATAATAGTCACCTTTATCGTGTGTTAATAGTATTGGCTTAAAACAAGCCCATAAACCCACGGATTAGCATGGGCTTATAGAATGTTTTAAAATTGCTGATATAAATAGTTATTATTGCCAGTTTCGGCTATAACAGATGTTTCCTCGTGTAAATAATCGCTAACATAAGCATGTTTTTCTTCTTCATTTAACCCGGCTACATCAAGGCCGTAATACTCAATGATGTTATCAATGCTAGATTCTGCAAAATCGCAACATAAGCCAATAACGTCCATTTCCATTTCCGTTCCAGTATCGGCTTCATATTGTTCTAAATAGTCAAATAAATAACCAAGGGCTTCATAACTAAAATTCTCCCTTTCATGTAAACGGAATGCTTCACGGAATTGGTATAGGTTGATTGTCTGTTTCATAATAGTGACCCTTATAGTGTTGCAATAAATAGTAAAGTGATAATGGTTAAAATAAACCCGGCTGCAGCTAGATAATCAATGAATGTTATTGGGCTTGCTGGTTTATGGTTTTTATAATCGTGCATAATCATATTAAGCCCCTATCACTCGCAAGGGTTTATATTCTAAGGCCCAAGCATTGTTTATAAATAATGGCTCAATCTGATACTTATGTTTATTGTTATCAATCCAATTTGCATAAGCAGTAAAGGTATTAAACTTTTTAATAGTCCACATAATAGTCACCTATATAGTTAAATGCGATAGCGCATAAGTGATAATGTAATTGCTTTTAAAATACCGAGCAAGCGATAAATGCCTGGTAAAGTAGATATCTTAATTGTATGTTTAAATGATATACTAGCCATTCATAAGTAAAACTTATTGATTATGTTTACCATACCTAAGAAGCCAGGCATTGAGTTAAAAGAAAAGAAGCCAGACGCGCGGCAATTCTCGGTTGTGCCATTGAGGGCCATACACGATAAGAGACTAACAAGGGGCGATTTAATAAACCTTATGGCTTTATGTTCTTATTGCTCGCCAAATGGCTTTACATTTGTAGCGTATAGCACAATCGCAAAGTTAAGAGGGTGCAGCCCACAATACATTGGTAAGAGTTTAAAAAAGATTGCAGGCCTTGGCTACTTTGAAATGGTAAGGGCTGGTTATACCGGATTAAGAGGTGCATTAAAGCGTGTCATATACGATAGCAGCTTAACAAGTGAAGACCAAGTAAGTATAAGCAATCATTCTATTAACGAAACAATACTAAGTGAGACTAATACAATGGCTAGATATAACAAGGCAATTAAACCAGTAAGCAATAAAGCTAAGGTTGATAATACAGCGATTAGTTTTGATGAGGCGGTGCTAGTTGTAATCCAGTCTCTTAAAACTGATACTGACATACTCACACTAGAAAGACTTGTATCACGTGGCATTACACTATCTGAACTTAAACATACCTATAATATAGTGTAAGTATCACAAGGCCTGCCAGGCGGTGCCTATCATTCGCAGGAATAAACATACTAGGTCTAGTGCGATTGTGGCTAGTGCTGCGCTGGAGCAAGTGGCATACCTTCCCCCCCGGCCCCTCGCCTAGGCGGTAGGGTGTACTACTGAATTTTTCCTAGGTTTTTTACCAGTGGTGGATGACGTTGACTATTAATGTGATGTCAGCAATGACTGCTAGTATGATGAGTAGTATGTTTTGCATGATGCGTATCCAAAGTCAATACCTAACCTAACCCGAATAAATAAAGTATTCAGATTAAACACCTTTCGGTGCGCTTCTCTCGTTTATCTAAGCTGGGACTGAATGTCCCCCACAGCTCACAGCCCCGATATTTATTGTCATTGTCTACTTATGACGTTTAAGGAGAACTCTGCGGTACGCTACGTTTATCTGCATCTGTCGAAGCTACATTTGCAAGGGCTGGGTAATGGCCCCGTAAGAATCAATATAGACTAATTTACCCTATTGTGCAAGACATTTATTATGATATACTGCGATATGAGTGAGATATATAAAGGATTGACAAATGGATTTGATATTGATTGGAGTTAGTGCTGTTATGCTAGTTTCGTTTATTGTTTACTATGCAAAGACTGCATTTAATGAAATAGAGAAATTAAATACAGAAAACGATTTAGAGGATATAGATTATGGCTGCTAGTGATTATAATAACTTCTTAGTAAGGCTTACACCTAAGAGCAGAGCCTTGCTTGACATTGCTCATCAGGAATTAGAGATGCCCAGAGCGCACATTATTAATAACGCTCTAAAGGCTTATCTAAGCAAATACAATGATGGAAGTCTAAACGAACGTATAAACAGGTTGGCTAAATGATATTGACGTTGCCGTATCCCCCAAGTGTTAATACTTATTGGAGAGCCAATGGAAAACGAAGATTTCTATCCAAAGCTGGTGTGGAGTTTAAAAGCGCTGTGCAGGAATATGTTATTAATAATGCAATTCCTAAACTTGGCGATGCTCGCTTGCGTGTGGACATTGTTATTCGCCCTCGTAGTCGTCGCGTATTCGATATTGACAATCTGCTCAAAGCTATCCTCGATGCGATGATGAACGCTGGTGTGTACGATGATGACAGTCAAGTAGACGATTTGCACATAACGCGTGGTGACCCATGCCCTAATGGTGCTTGCATAGTTATATTAGAGGTAATGAATGGCTGATACAGAAGATACGCGTAAGATTAAACGCATACCATCCCTAAAGAACTACGGTGGTGTGCGAACTATACAGAAGACACTAGAGCGTTCTGCAACACTAGAGGCTAACCGTGAGGCTGTGGCTTATGCCTTGCTTACAATGGCTAACACAAACCTTACTGACATAATGAGTTGGGATGAACATGGCACAATTAAAGTCAAGGCGTCGAAGGACATACCGGAACATGCGTTGCAGGCAATTAAAAGTATTAAATCGAATACGCGTTATGATAAAGACGGTAACGCGACGACGACATTGGATATCGAATTGTTTGATAAAATTGGTGTACTGCGGTTATTGGCGAAAGCGTCTGGGTTACTAGACCAAGCTCAAGAAAGTGACAAGCCTTCAGTCATTGGTGTAAACATTGTAGCTCCAGACCCTATAGAGGCAGAGGTAATTGATGGCGAAAACTAAAGAACAGAGTGGCAAACAGGTTTCCTTTGATGGCTTAAACCTAAACTTCAGCAAAAGTCCAGAAGTATATAATTTTGTACAATGCAATTCTTTTGTGAGCGCCATAATGGGGCCAGTAGGTAGCGGTAAATCCTACGCTTGCTGTGCAAAGGTATTTATTAAAGCATTGCAACAAGCCCCATCTCCTATTGACAATATTAGATACAGTCGTTTTGCAGTTGTTCGTAATAGCTACCCAATGCTAAAGACGACTACCATTAAAACGTGGATTGACATGTTCCCAGAGTCAACGTTTGGGCCATTACTATGGACTCCACCTATTACTCACCATATACGTCTGCCAGCAAAAGGCGACGCAGCAGGAGTTGATTGCGAGGTAATATTCTTAGCGCTAGACCAACCTAAAGATGTGCGTAAGTTGCTATCGTTAGAGCTTACTGGCGCATGGGTGAACGAAGCTAGAGAACTTCCAAAGGCTGTGATTGATGGCCTTACCCATCGTGTTGGTCGTTACCCATCTAAAAGAGATGGTGGCCCTACATGGCATGGCGTATTCATGGATACCAACCCTATGGATGATGACCATTGGTGGCATAGGGTAGCTGAGAAAGAAAAGGTAGTAGGAAAGTATAGCTGGGACTTCTTTAAACAGCCAGGTGGCGTAATAGAAGTAGACCCATCTGACTTGCCTGATAATCCTGAAGCGAATGACCATATCTTTGCGTCTGGTAGATGGTGGAAACTTAATCCAAAGGCAGAAAATATCAACAATCTTCCTGCTGGTTATTACTCACAGATGCTTGGTGGTAAGAACTTAGACTGGATTCGCTGTTATGCAGAGGGTAAGTATACCTATGTGCAAGAAGGGCGCCCCGTATGGCCTGAATATAACGACCAAATGATGTCTGCTACCGTTGATTATGACGATTCACAACCTATACAGATAGGTTTGGACTTTGGTTTGACGCCAGCAGCAGTAATTGGACAGCGTTTATCTAACGGCAGATGGGTAGTGTTACATGAAATAGTCACAGAGGACATGGGGCTAGAGCGTTTTGGTCAGCAATTGCTTGCAGAATTGAACGCTAGATACCCTAAAGCACAGGTAATGATGTGGGGCGACCCTGCCGGTATGCAACGAGATGCCATTTATGAAGTCACAGCCTTTGATTATCTGCGTACACTTGGATTAAGAGCGCAACCAACACACTCAAATGACTTTAAAGTACGTCGTGAAGGCGCTGCTGCACCAATGCAACGACTGATTGATGGGAAGCCTGGCTTGATTGTAGACACTTCATGCAAGATGTTGCGTAAATCACTAGCAGGCGGATACCATTTCAAACGTATTTCTGTAGGAGCAGGGCAAGAAAGGTTCCGTGACGCACCAAACAAGAACGAACACTCTCACGTTGGTGACGCATTTGGCTATTTAATGCTAGGCGGTGGCGAACACAAACGCATGACGCGCAATCCACTAGCCTCAAGTGGCCCAATCTTTGCAAGAACAGTAATGAGCGACTTCGATGTATTTAAGTATTAAAGACCTAAACGATAATCTACCTAAAGTTAAAGGCATTATCTTTGCTCCATTTATTGTTGACCATGCTATGAATATTTCTGAAGGCGAGTTTGCTGGGTATTCTGCTCAACGTATCATTGGCGTCAAGGCTTTGCTAGAAAGCCAAGCACAATACGGATTTGCCTTTACTTGCTTTTTATATGGGGAGCCAGTGGCTTGTTTTGGTTGCGCCCCATTGTGGAAAGGGGTTGGAGAGATGTGGTCTGTCATTGGAGATGTGGCAAGAACAAAACCAATCGCCATGACTAAGATAGGAATTGCATTGGCAGATATGGCTAAGATAGCTATGGGCTTGCATAGATTGCAAATAACTGTTAAAACATCAGATGCTAGAGCTATTTCTTGGGCTAAAGCTATCGGGTTTATATCTGAAAGCACAATGAAGCAGTATAGCGAAGACAAATTAGACTATGACTTAATGGTTAGGAGATAAAGATGGGCGGAATTATTGGTGGCGGTGGTGATGGTGGTGCAGGTGCAATGCTAGCTCAACAACAAGCAGAAGCAGAAAAGTTGCGTAAACAAACTGAAGCAGAAAAGCGTGACCTAAATGAACAGATTGCGTCTGGTCGTATGGCACGTGCAAGAGGCGGAGCGCGTATGTTGCTATCTGAGCAACGTCTTAATCCAGAAGAAGGCTTGGGCGCATCAGGTACATTAGGATAAGCCATGAAAGAAACATCTAAGATGCAAAAGAAAGTGGCCAAAGTTATGCGTGAGTATAAAGCTGGCACACTTAAATCTAGTTCTGGTGACAAAGTAACAAGTCGTGACCAAGCCGTAGCTATTGCTATGAGTGAATCTGGAGTAAAACGAAAATGAAAGGTGGACTATATGCAAACATTCATGCAAAGCGTGAGCGAATTAAAGCAGGCTCTAAAGAAGAAATGCGTGAGCCTAATTCAGAAGGTGCGCCAACAGACGATGCGTTTAAAAAAGCTGCTAAGACTGCTATGAAGAAAAAGAAAAAGTAAATGGCTATTACAGTAGAGCGTGAATCCGTTACCACTAAGTCTAGGTTTGTATCGCCTACCTATACAGATAAGGATGGTGTACAGCAAACAGTAGGTTCTGATAGACCAGCGCCTATAATAGAAGTTAATCATCTAAGGCTACATGAAGCTAGAGCATATTACGTCTACAAGATGTACCCATACTCTGCTGAATTGGCGGCTGGCTCTAGTATAGACATTGCATTAGCTTTTCCTGCTGGAACAACGCCACACCTTATCTTTCAATACGAAAGCGTTGGAGAGTCTGAGTTCTATATGTACGAATCACCAACAACGTCTGGTGGAACGGCATTGACTAAACATCGTCGGAACAGAAATGTAGTTACAAACAGTGTGGCTGCGGCTGTTATTGCTCCAACTGTAACGTCAGTAGGCACAGAGGTGTACGCAGAGTTTATTCCTGCTAGTAACAAGGGTGGCGGTGGTGGTAGTTATAGCTTTGAGTTTGTGTTGGCCCCATTGACAACATACTTGTTTAGATTGACAAATGTAAACTCACAAGCCCATCCTTGCAACTTGAGAATTGAGTGGTATGAGTAATGAGAAAAGAACACAAGAATCCAGAGGGTGGATTAACTGAAGCAGGCCGTAAATACTTTAAGCGCACAGAAGGCTCTAACCTAAAGGCGCCAGTTAAGTCTGGTACTAACCCTAGGCGCGTATCTTTTGCAGCAAGGTTTGGTGGCATGAGTGGGCCATTAGTTGATGAGAACGGCAAGCCTACTAGATTGAAGTTAGCGCTTAGAGCATGGGGCTTTGGCAGTAAAGAAGCTGCTCGTAGCTTCGCAAATAAACACAAGGAAAAGTAATATGGCTGAAATGAGACTAAAACCCGAAGACATCTTAAAAAGACATGAGATTGCTCTTACCAAGAAAGAGGAGTTTCGTAGTCTGTATGACGAGGCTTACGAGTTTGCTCTGCCACAGCGTAACTTATACGATGGATTTTATGATGGCAAGGTAGGTGGCGCTAAGAAGATGAATCGTGTGTTTGATGCTACGGCTATCAACTCTACACAACGCTTTGCTAACCGTATGCAGTCAGGCATATTCCCACCGCAAACTAAGTGGTGTCGTCTTGAGGCTGGCACTGATATACCTATTGACCGCAAGGCTGAGGCACAAGGTGCGCTAGACGTTTACACAGAGAAGATGTTTGCCACTATCAAGCAATCTAACTTTGACATTGCAGTTGGTGAGTCATTGCTAGACTTGTGCGTAGGCACATCAGTAATGATGGTGCAACCAGGTGACGACACTAGCCCAATTAACTTTATACCAGTCCCACAGTTCCTAGTAGCGTTTGAGGAAGGCGCTAATGGTCGTGTGGATAATGTGTATCGTCGTATGCGTTTAAAAGGTGAAGCCATATCACAACAATGGAAAGACGCTAAGATTGATGGCTCATTAAAAAGCAAAATCGAACAGAAGCCGACAGAAGATATTGAACTAATAGAAGCGACAGTGTTTGATGCCAAGCGTGGTGACTATTGCTACCATGTTATCCACAAGGAAAGCAAGTCAGAAATTGTCTATCGTCGTATGAAGTTTAGCCCTTGGGTTGTCAGCCGTTACATGAAAGTGGCTGGTGAAATCTATGGTCGTGGCCCATTAATCACAGCATTGCCTGATATTAAGACATTGAACAAAGTGCTAGAGCTAGTGCTTAAAAATGCGTCATTGGCTATTGCTGGTGTCTATACGGCTGCTGATGATGGCGTATTAAACCCTAATACTGTCACAATCGCTCCAGGCGTGATTATTCCTGTTGCTCGTAACGGTGGGCCACAAGGCGAGTCGTTGAAGCCTCTGCCACGCGCTGGTGACTTCAATGTTTCTCAAATCGTTATGAATGACTTGCGTATGAACATAAAGTCTATATTGCTAGATGAATCATTGCCACCAGATAACATGTCTGCTCGTTCTGCGACAGAAGTTATTGAGCGCATGAAACAGTTATCACAAAACTTAGGCTCTGCGTTTGGTCGCTTAATTAACGAGACTATGGTTCCACTTGTAGAGAAGATACTACAGATTATGGATGACCGTGGCATCATTGACTTGCCATTAAAAGTAAACGGCCTTGAGATTAAAGTAACGCCTATCTCTCCACTAGCCATGTCACAGAATATGGATGATGTGCAAAACATTATGCAATACTTGCAGATTACACAACAGGCTGGGCCAGAAGGTCAGTTTGCACTTAAGACTGATATGTTGCTAGACTTGATTGCAGATAAGATGGCTATACCTCAATCAGTGCGTAACTCACCTGCCGAGCGTGATATGATGAAACAACAAGCTATGCAAATGGCTCAACAAGCTGCACAAGCGAATCCAGAAATGGTAGCTCAAGTTGCAGGCGAAGCTATGAAAGGTGCTATGTAATGGCAACACTTGATGGATGGGAAGGGCTTGAGTTTCAAGCAACGGACATACGCAAGGTAGAGCAGGCGCGTGAAGACTTAGCTAAACTATGTCACCGTGTGCTTGCGTCTAATGAAGATGGTAAGAAGTTAATGGAATGGTTACGCAATACAATATTAGAGCATCCTGTTGCCGTGCCAGGGGCTGACCCTAGCTTTGCATTTTATCGTGAAGGACAATGTAGCGTCATTAGGGATTTAGAAGCGCGGATTAAACAAGCAAAGGAAATTAAATGACAGACGAAAATACCCAACCCCAAGGCGGAGAACAACCTGCCGAAGGCTTATTGGACAGTATTTCACTAGAAAGCAATCAACCGGTAGATACAAACAAATCAGAAATAAGCCATTTAGAAGCCCCAGAAGATGACTCACCATTAGAGCGCCCAGATTGGTGGCCTGAGAATTTCTGGAAGAAAGACGACTCCGAGCCTGACTTGGAAGCCATAGCAAAATCATGGACAGATTTACGCAAGCAGATTAGCCAAGGCAAACATAAGGCGCCTGAAGATGGGAACTATGATTTCTCTGCATTTGGCTCCACACCAGAAAGCGACCCAGTTCGTCAACACGTATCAGGATGGGCTAAAGAGTATGGCGTCAGCCAAGTTGCTCTTGATGCTTTAGTTGGTGGGGTAATTGAGAAGGCTGGCTCTGCACAACAACAAGCTAAGTTTGATGCGGCTGCCGAGAAGAAAGCGCTAGGCCCTAATGCTGACGTTATCATTAAAGGCATGACCGAGTGGGCTGGCGGCTTAGTTCAAAAAGGCATTTGGGGCAAGGATGACTTTGAGGAGTTCAAGTTTATGGGCGGTACCGCAAAAGGTATTCAAGCATTGACTAAACTGCGTGAAGCATACGAAGGCCGTATTCCTACACAGTCTGCACCTATTGATGGCGCACCATCTAAA